AAGACTATTGGAAATCATATGAAGGTGTAAGTTCCTGTGAAGAAGGCGTAAAGAAATGTGTTTAAAAAAGAAAAATTTATGTTAAAAAGAGGTATAATAATTCATGGAAGACGAAATTCTAGAGATAGTTCAAGAACTGGGAGAAGAAGTATTTGAAGAATCTCAAAGACTATGCCCAGAAGGTTCTGGTTGGCTAAAACGTAGTGGTCAATTAATACCTAATATGGGTGGTTTTGAAATTATATACGAAGCTCCTCATGCTAGATTAATACATGATGGTAAAGAACAAGAAGAACAGTATTATGAAATGAAAGTAAAAGAATTTCAAAGAAGAAATAGAAATAGAAAAGGAGCTTTATCTTTCGTAATAGATACGAAAGGAATACAGACAGGTAATCCTGAAAGGCAAAAGCCTAGACAAGGAACATATAGTGATCTAAAATCACTTTTAAATATAAAGAAACAATCTAATACACATAAAGTAAAAGCACATACAAAGAAATACTTTGGGCGTAGACCAAGATTAAATACAGAAACTGGTAAGTGGAGCATTGTAAACACTACAGCAAAAGCTCCCGAACCTTTTATTGATGATGCTTATAGCAAAGTAATAAGAAGAAAAAAGTATAGAGATATTAGTAGAGACTTAGGAATCACCTTTCCAAAGAAGTTGGGAAGGGGAAGACAGGAGATTCTAAGAAGATTTTTATCGATTTAAAGGAGGCTAAAATGGTAGACGTAAGTAAAGTTACAGCTGAACAAGAATACATTATTGCCAGACATTCTAGGATGATTGGTAAAGTATTAGATTTAGTTGAAGCATCTATGCCAGAGGGAAACCAACTCGAAAAGCTAAAGAAACTAATTCAAGTTCCACTATATGACTACAGGAACGAGATGTTGAAGATGGCTAATGGTGAACTCGTAGAAGATTCAAATGAATAAATTATAATTTATTTTATAATATTCGTAATATTTATGTAAAAAATACCTTTATTTATAGTATAATATTACAGGATAGGCGAATAGTGTCTATTTTTATATTATAATTCTATAAAGGTCGGGGGTGGCTAAGACCAACCTTGAGAATTAACAAAACTTTTAACTAACTTTTAGTCTGGAAAGAGACTGGAAAGGACATAGGAGGTCGAGAATTATGTCAGAAGAATTCAATAATTTAGAGAATCACATGCAAGGTACTAACCTAGCATTATCTGCAGTAGCAGAAGTTCTTGCTAAAATGGATGAAAGACTCACAAAAGAAGAAGAAGACGACAGAATGGAAGAAGAAGAGAAGGCTTTAGAAGCTGAAAAATCAGAATTAGTAAAAGCAGTCGCATCTGAAGTGGTATCAATGATCAAAGCCGAAGGCGGAGAGAACCCACTAGGAATGGATGTTGACGGAGCTAAAGAAAGGAAAGCTAAAACAATAACGCAACCTCAATTTGATGATGCTCAAAATGCAGCTAACCCGACTACTAATATCGCAGATCAACAGGCTACAATACAGGCTGCTGATATGGAAGATGATGATGAAGAAAAAGCTATGAAAAAGAATCATGTACCGGGACACGACTCGGATGATGACAAAGAGAAAGCTATGAAAGCTGCTGGTATGATGACCAGAAAAGCTGATGAAGATGACGATGACAACGGGTCTGATGAAAAACCTGTTGACAAAGTTTCTATGAAAGCAGATGAAGATGACGAAGATGATGACGGAATGAAGGCAATGAGAAAAGAACTCGATGCTTTGAGAAAAACTGTTGCAGCTTACGAAGCTAACATGGAGAAAGCTATCGAAGATCAGTCTGAATCAAGACTGCGAAAGATGGGCTTTAGAGAAGAGAATGGTTTACAAAGACCAGCTCTACTTAACCAAGACGCATTAGGAACAGATGGAACTACTCCAATTGTAAAAGCTAATGCAACAAGTGGTGATGTTGTAGAAGACCTAAGTGGTTTGTCTTACAAACAACTAAGGGACTTACAACACAAGATAGATCAAGGTGACACTTCAGGTGTGCCAAGAGAACTACTTGGATAATAACAAATAATTTTTGAAAGAACGAGGAGAAATTAATTATGGCTACAAATCCATCATTATCTGAGTATATTGCTCAGTCTCAAAGAGGTCTATATTCGTCTGTATTCGGACCAGAATACATGCAGAAGCAGACTTACTTTACAGTGGACACTGCTACAGGTATTTTTAACACTACCTATGGTAGAAAAGTTTGGCATGCATTAAACAACCAAACTCGTTTCTTCAATGCAATCCCAAGAACAGTTTGGGGTAACACAGCTGGTTGGAGAATCAGGACAGACAGAGGTAGTGGAAGATCACGACCTGTGACTGAGACTGGTGCTCTACCTACAGTCGATGTTTCAGACATCGCAAACGTAGCTAGTTTACCTAGAATCGTTTCAACTACTTTCGGTGCTTCAGTGAAGTCAGTCTTTACTGCACAATTAGAAGGTGGTGTTGGTGATGTTCTTGCATTGGAAAACGAAAACGCACAGCTCGACCACGTTAAAGAAATGAACGAAGAGCTATTAGCAGGATCAGGATACGTTGTATCCGCTGGTTCAACTACTTCAGGTACTGTACCAGCATCAGTTGCTAAGAACATTAAGGTAGGTGACAAAGTTGCTTACTTCGATACATCTGCAAATGACTACATTGATACATCTGGACTAACAGTTTCAGCAGTAAACACATCTACGGGTGCTATTACTCACGGAACTGCATCGCAAACTATTGCTGATGGTGACGGTCTTATCGTTGTAGAAAGAGCAGGACTAACGTCTATTGATGACGTAGTACAATTTGATGGTGCACCAGTAGGTGGATCATTCGACACAAACGCCAACTTCGCTGCAAACGGTGGAGTAAGGGCATATGACTTAACATTCGGTGACAGACCTGCGGGACAATGGAACGCGGCTGCTACAGTTAAGCACAACAATGGAGTAGGTAGGGAACTATCTCTAAACTTAATTGATGACTGTATTCAATCAGTAAGAAATAATGGTGGAGAACCAAAACTAATCGTTATGGGACACGACCAATACTTCAAGCTAGAAAGATTACTACAATCACAACAGAGATACTTAGGACAGGAAGAGTACCAAGTTGGTGTAGGTTCTGAAAGAACTTTCCCGGGTACAAGAACTGGTCTAGTTCTCGCTACTTACCAAGGTATTCCAATTCTACCAGACGCTGATACACCAAAAGGTGTTAGCACAGCTGACGCAGTATTGGGTTCAAACGTATACGTTTTGGACACAGACTACCTTGAAATAGCTGTGGCACAACCAACACAGTATATAGAAAACAGAGACTACTTTGCAGCTAATGCTCTAGTAGTAAGAGGTTTACTATACACTATGGCAGAAATGCGATGTCACAACTTCTTCACACAAGCTAAGATTACTGACTTAAACGCGTAGTCTAACTTGGAAAGAACATTTTGATGGGTTGGGGAGCTAGTCTCCCCACCCATTTTATAAAAGGAGAAATTAAATTATGGCAATTACAATCACAAATCCCGGATCATCCTCTCCTGTAGTTGGTGTTCCCGGAAACGTAAAGTATGTAATTAAAGATATTACTTTCGATGACTCGTATCCAACTGGTGGTGAAGGACTTTCTGCTACTCAATTAGGATTAGAGGAAGTATACATTGTTCTTATTTCACAAAAGTCTGACGGTTATGTAGTACAATATGACTACAGTAACGAAAAGTTAGAGATTTATGAAGCAGGTGCAGATGGTGCTGCATTAGACGAACTCGGTGACACAGCAGATGCTAGTGGTATCGGAATCAGACTAATCGCTTACGGAAAATAAATAATATATAAAGGGCTGCCTATATTGTATTATGGGCAGCTTCTTAGACATCCTGATAGATTAGGATAGATTTAAAGGAGAATTAAATGGCAGGATTCACAAACAGCTACTCACATTCATGGGAATGGAAAGAGTGGAATACTGATCCCAGCACTCGTACCTCAGTTGCACCACTAGATAGATATGTGGCTCTTAGCGGTTCAGTAGGAACATCCGCAGCAGACGCAGTAAATATTTATGCTGGTCCATATTATAATTTGGATCAAGGAAACACGTCTGCTAACTTAGAATTAGCTACGACTGGTTCACCGGGAATAAATAGAATATTAAATCCATCAATAGAGAACGCGACTATAACAGAATTTACAGCAGATGGGTCAGCTATATCAAGAACAACTGGAGCACCTTTCTTAGGGTCAGCTGAACTAACAGTAAACCCAGCGAACTCTGCAGCCAAAGAAGGTTTTTATGTAACTACAGATTCTATAGGAGCAGGAGCAGCGGGTGATACATCAGGAAACACCCCGACTTATATTATAGCATCTGGAATGGTAAGAGGAGCATCAGCATCAGGAGATGCAGTAATGCAGATTACAGATTCAAGTGGGACTGTATTAGCTACAGGTACAGCAGTTAGTTTAACAACTGACTACCAAACAATAAAAGTAGCTTATAATATACCAGCTGGAACTACACCAGCAACATACAGAGTTAAATGGTGTTCAAGTACGCAACACAACATTAACATGTTATTTGATGCACTTATGTATGACATTAGACATGATTCACATGTACCAGATTACATAGATGGAAACCTAGCAGGTGGTAATACTTATGAATGGGAAGGCACAGTAGACCTTTCTAGGTCAAGACATATCTCACCTATAGGTGTAATAAGACACGTTAAGATTAAAAACACACATGGTTCACAGAATCTGTTCGTTGCCTTTGATGCTACAGCAGAAGCCTCTGCTACTTGTTTAAAATTAGCGGCAGGCGAATCATTTGAGACAAGTCACCCAATAGATTTCAGGAAGAACATTTCAGTAATCGGTAGTGGCTCATCAACAACTTTTGAAGGAATAGTATTTGGAATACATACTCCGATAGGATAAAATTATGACTACAATGACTGCAGAAAAAATAGTAAATACTAACAGGGACATGTATCAAAACGTGTCTGAAGATGCTACCATTTCTTTATTGGAAAAGGCAGAAGGTGGGAAAGTATCAATCAAAGATATCACTAATGCGTTAGACGAATTTAAAAGATTATACAAAGCTGGAATAGCATCAGCTGCAGAAATTATGACATTACACCGAGCTTTCCCTGATAATGAAGTTTATCAGAAGGAAGCAAGGAAACTGGAGAAACGAGAAATCGAACCAGTAGTATTAGGAGGTCCCGCTTCTGTTGAATTAGTAGACAGAGAGGGACACCTGATCACAACAAGTGCTTTAGGAAAGGCATTTGAGAACTATATGAAAAGTTTTAGAACTAGGAACGCTATGGTTCTACACTCTGATGTCCAAGTAGGTTGGGCTTTACCAGCTTACATCAATAAGTCTGGACAGATATTTAAGAGTGGTGTAAATGAAAATGGTCTGTTCTTTATTACTGAGATGAGAAATGATACAAAGATCTCTGACAGAGTGAAGGAACAGATAAACGAAGGAAAGCTAAAGTCATACTCTATTGCTGGATCAGCAACTAAGATGCAAAACATGACTAAGGGCTTACAATCTTACATGCAAGTAGATGACTTGGAACTCGCTGAAGTAACAGTATGTGAAAAGGGAGTAAATCAAGGAGCATCTTTTGACTTATTAAAATCAGATCAACCAGCACAGAAATCATGTGCTGATGGAAGCTGCCTTACAAAGTCGGCTCCTGAACCAAGAGAGGAAATAAATATGGTATTGAAATCAAATGGAAACGTAGACTTCACCCAGACTTTTCTTGGATGGCTTTCAAAAGAGAATGGGAAAGCAACTGATCCTCTAGTAGGGGATAAGATGTTTGCTGTTCTTGAAAATTATAGGGGTAGAGAAAAGGAACACCACAATCAATTAGATAGACAAGGTTTTCCGAAGGAACTAGATCCTGAATTTGCTAGAGTAACACCAGTAATGGAAAACCCTAACTACGCCCCATGGGTTGTAGGAGAAGCAGGTTCTAAACTTGGACCAAAGAGGTATCAAGGTGGATCGCTACCAGTAACAAAAGCCTTCTTAGAGTGGATGGAAAAGAGAGATAAAGGAGATGCCTTTGCTATCGCTACTTCTCAAGCTAAAAAGGAAGGCTTCAAAGACTTTTCTGAAGGAAGCGAAGGAAGGGAAAAAAGGAACGAACTAGCTGAAAAATTAAAGGAAAGCTAGGAAAGGGGATGTCATCTTACTACGACATCTTAAAAACTCTCTTTCTCAAAGATGGAGCAGAAACTGTTATCTATGAAATAAAAACCGCCAACAAAAGGAAACCAAGAACTACTGGGAAGAAGAACATAGGAATTGGAAGGGGAAGCTATTCCAGAGGAAACAAGAGGACACGCTATGGCACTTATTAAGAAAACAAAGAAGTGGGGGACTCACCCTACACAAATAACTAAGTACGATATCCAAAAACAAATAAAGGAAAGGGAGTCAAAGGAAAGCTCTCTTGATATTTTTAATGGGAAACCAATAGGAAAGGAAGCGAAAAATGAAACCGACAAACTGTCAGGATGAAGAAAAATGTTGCGAAGATGTCAGTTGCGACCAAGATGAATGTACTTGTGAAAATGATGAGGAGATAGAAAAAAGTTGTTGTGGTGGTGAGTGTGGTTGCCAAGATTAGATTAATAATAAACTAATCAAGGAGATATTTGTGAGAGTTAATATACTACAAATGATTTGGGAATTATTGACTGAATTTGTTACTGGAATAATGGAAACAGTCTTAGGCTTAATACTAGGAATACTAGGAAAGGTCAAGTGGATAATAAAGAAGATCCTACCCTTTTAGAACTTTCAAACTTGTCCCCTACTGTAAAAGGTAGGGGATTTTTTTATTACTTGACATGGCTATATTCAATTTGCTATAATTCACTTATAAGATATAAATTAGTATAGGAGATTTATGCAAACTTTTATGCCATATGCTGACATAGATAAAAGTGTCAGATGTTTAGATTACAGAAGATTAGGTAAGCAAAGAGTAGAAGCTATGCAAACTTACAATCAGATTACAAAAGGTAAAGGTGGATATCCACACCATCCTGTAAATAGAATGTGGGAAGATTATCCTGATGCGTTAGCATACTATCAAAATGCTTGTATAGATGAGTGGATAGATAGAGGATATAATAACACTATGAAACATATTCCACATATCATGAATTTTGATATGCCCGATTGGATCGGAGATGAGAAAGTCCATGCTTCTCACAGATCAAATCTTTTAAGAAAAGACTATGACTTTTATAGTCAATATGGTTGGGGAGAACAATTAGACATGGACTATCATTGGATTTGACATGGCTAATTCATTTATGATAGACTATATTAGAAGTATACAAATTAGTAAAGCGAGGTTTTATTGAGTTTTAGTAATCCACTTTCAGCATTATTTTGGATAATGTTTTTAGGTTTAATAGCAAGTGCAACAGAGGGGTGTATGATAATATGACAAAGACAGAAATGTACATCAGAATATTAGTTTACTTATCCACATTTGGATTAGTGATTGGAGTAATTAGCTTATGAGTTTACAACAAGAAGAAAGAATGTATCTATCAAATGACTCTCAAATTTTAATGAGTGATGTTTTAGATGCAAGAGAATGTTACTTTTTTAAGATGGGTGGCGATAGTGATTATCATGAATACAATTTAACAGATAGAGCCTATGGAGATATCATTACATTTAAGAATGTATTTGAGATGTGGGTAAATTCATCTGATAGTAATTGGCATCTTGGTAGCCACAAAGACGATTGGTTTAGTGGGGACTTTAGTGAGAGCCATATTGAATATGAGAACCATCATCTAGTTGATGAGATTGGCGAAACATATGCTGATGCTAGAGTCAATTCTGACTTTTGGTTGACAATGGATTTTAATATGATAAGTGGTGCTAATGGGCAAGTTGGATTTCATACTATGCCTGTAACTGCAAAATTCTTCATGCCTGATATCTTGTGTAGAACAAATGATTGGATCAAAGTAATAGAAGAAAGTTTATATGATTGGTGGTATGAGAATGACTAACTTAATATGTACAGTATGTAATGGTACAGATCTATCTTATAAAGTATGGGTAGATAAAAACTTTCAATTAGAGAGTGATAGTATTTGGTATGATACAGATGTGTGGTGTGATAAATGTGGGGAACTTAAATATAGTGATTTGAAAGAGGTAGAAAATGTTTAAGAAGATATTAAGTCAATGGACTGAACCTACATCAACAAAGCAGTATCAGTTTTATCGTGATGGTATAACTGATGCTTTGCTTCATGGTCGTAGAGATGAGAAGAAATTAGATGAGTTTCTCTTTAGCCATTTTTATAAAAGAGGATATGACTTTGGTCTGTGGTTGTGGAGTGAACAAGATGAAGATGCTAAAGATGAGAAAGATTATGGAGATAGAATATGAATGAAGTAGAGAAAGCAGAGAAATTATATAGATTGTTAGATGACTTGGCGTGGGAATTTCAAAGAATGACTACAAGTGGTCAGTCAACACTTAACAAAATATATGAAATGGTTGGGATAGAACCTATACTTCCCGAAGATACATTAGACTTTCAATACATGATCAATAGAGTAGAGGGTAAATAATGAGTAATTTAATGGAATATATGATACAGATTGCAGATCAGATCCGAGAATTGCAAGAAGATGCTGATAAGAAGATGGAGATTATGCTCAAAGAGATCGCATTAATTCAAGCCAAATTGCACGAATTAGATGAGAAAAAAGAGTATAATAGTAATATAGATAAATATATAAAACGAAAGTAGGGCAAATATATGCAAGAACGAAATTCACAACCTGATGATAATAGACCACCTGTATTATCAGAGGGGACAAGTAAAATAATATCTTTGACTAAAGAAGAAAGTTTATTCTTAGATGATGCTTTTACAGTTATTATTGATGGAGAACAGATGCGTGGCTTGACTACATTAAGAGGTATGTCAGGACAAGCAAGTGTTCCTGTATCAATGGATCTAATAAGCAAAGTCGGTAGTGCAGTATTGTTTACCACAGATAGAAGTAATGGTGGCAAAGAAGCATTAGTTGAAGTAGATGAAGCTGACTTACTTGCTTTGAGAGAAGTAGCAAATAGTCAAGCAAGATTTGAGGGTATCCCTGTTGGATACAATCTAAAGAGAAAGATATTAGCTTTACTATTGGAGAATGAATATGCCCAAGAAGTCAAGAAACAGAAAGACTTTAGGTATTGGTTGAGAGCATTAAATCAACTTGCACCTAGAAGAAACTATGATCAGACTAAATGGATAGAAGATATGGAAGAACTTAATGAGGAGAAGAATGGAACTTAATAGCATTTACATTGCTATCATAGGTTGGACTTCCATTATGGTTACAATACTAACAGGATTATTATTGTATACTAATTGGAAGATTTTAAAGATAACTAATTCAATCTATAATCAAGCAAGAGAAACAAGAAAAGAATTACAGAAAGCAAACATAATAAATAAAGATATTAAAAGATTTATTGGTGGTCGTTGATGACTATCTTAAATATATTAATTTCAACAGGGGACTTGACAAGTCCCTTTTTATTTTGCTATAATGTCATTAAATCAATAATTTATAAGTAGGAGTAAACATGAGTTACGAACATGATGAACTAAAAGAAAAAGATAAGTATGGGGACACTAAGGAATATGAATTTATATTTTCAGTTCCATGCTACATGAATTATACCATAGTAGCAGAGAGTGAAGAACAAGCTAGAGAAATACTTGAAAATGATGGTATTGAAATTGATGGCGAATGGATAGATTGTCCTGAAGGAGATTTATCTTTAGAGCCTGAAGATTATGGAGATGCAGATTTAATAGAACAGTTGGAGATGTAATGATTAAAGTATATTTTGAA